GCCCTGCCGAGGTATCCCAGCAGGTCAATCGCTGAGTCCTGGAGGAGCTCGGTGGACACCTGGATCATCACACCGTACTTGTAGGCGTTCAGGGTCACCTGCGCGAAGACCGGGTCATTCTCAAGGACCGCGCCGGCCTCTGCAATCAGCGTCGCAGTACCGTGGCCCGTAGTCTTCGGAACAAGCAGGTTCTCACCAGATGCGGTAGTGAAGATCTGCGCATTCGTCTGCCGCATAGCGGCAAACTCGATCAGGTGCTCCTGAAGTGTCCGAACAAACGAGACCGGCATCAACTCTGCGCCGGCCCCGGCTGCGCCCTTAGTTAGGTCGTGCTGCTCCGTCGACCCATAGCTATTGGGCTTCATGTTGACCGTGATGGACTTCGGAGCCCAGACATCGGCATCGGGCAACCCCGCCCGCAGCCATGTCCTCATCCGCTCTTCAAACGCCTTGTCGTCATCCCGGGAAACCTCCGGGCTACGAACGAGCTTCTCGAACCGCTCGCGCTGAGCGTCTGTCTCCTTGGCCTGTTCCTCCATCGAAAGCAGGTTGTCAATGCGTGAGCCAAGTTCGCGGATGTCCTTATCGAGTTCCTGATGCTTGGCCTCGGTCTCGCCGGAATACTCGCCGTCGAGATCGGCCTCAACCTGAGCATTGAGCTCACGCTGTTGCTCAACAAGGTTTCGCCGCTTGTCGTAGAGCTGTTGAATCAGCTCTCGGATACTTGCCATATCACTTCCCCTCCGTGCTAGGCCATCTTTTTGATTCGCGCCAGGCGCTCTTCGTCCTCCTTGTCGAGCAGCCTGAAATAGCGAACCATCTCGACGTCCACGGTGGGGCGGTCATCTGCTGGCGATGTGCCGGCCTCTTCGGTGGCACGGTCACCTGCCGACGATGCCTCGGCCTGGTGTCCTTGTAGGTGATTTTCCACGGTTGTCACGGACTGAACGAGGTCTGGAGCTCCGCCGCGTCCGCCATGCAACGCTGCTAGCGCGGCCGCTACACCGGCCGGGTCCGCGTCTGCTCCGGGGCGGGGGTGATGCGGAAGTGCCCAGTGCGCAGCGGTGTCGGGCTCGGAGTCGTTGGCTCGCTCGAAGGCGATCTGGCGGAACTCAGCGGCTGTGTCGCAGGTTCGTAGTGCAGCAGCGCCATCCCAGTGCTCCTCGCCAAGGAGCGTTGCGATGGTAGCCATGGAATGCAGCGAGGCAGTGGCAGCCTCATTCGCGGGGAATGTGACCGGCCCAAACTCATATAGCCGCACCTGCTCAATACTTCGCTCGGTGCGGTCGTCGTTGAAGCTCTCTTGCATGGTTTCAAATTGGATGGACTGGGCGCGAAGCGCACCAGATGACAGCGCTGCCTTAATGTTGTCGTTGTCGGGTCCGCCGTGAAGTTCCACCTCTGCCCACAAACCCTTCTTATCTTCCTGAAGCACGGTAGCCACGCCGATTGGCAGCAAACCAAAGCGGGGGTCCATGCCATGGTTGACGAGCACCTGAATCTGGCTGCGATGCTCTTTGAGCGTCTTGGAGAATGCCCCTGGCCGGACGAACGTCTTCTGATCTCTGCCCGACTCAATGGGGTAGTTGAAGACGGAGGCATAGCCCTTCATCGTGTTTCCCGCTGTGCTCATCTGAGCGAGCTCCAGCGGGAAGCTCGCAAACTCACGTTCCCTCATATATAGTCACGCTCCCTTATGGGTCACGCTGCCGGCGCTTGGTCTGTCGGCGGTGGGGGTGTCGGTGCGGGAGGTGGAGTTCCACCGCGAGTGAGCACCTGCTCGTTTAGCGGGAGGAGGAAGCTATCGCCGCCAGGGACTGGCGGGAGGTCCAGCTTCTCTCGCGCCTCGTTACGGTTACGAAGGCCATTCATGGTCTGCTTGACCAGCACATCGGTCTCTGTCGCCGTGTCGGCACGAAGCAGGCTGGCCAGGTTTAGCTTCACAAACTGCCCCCTAGGGGTTAGTTGTGAGAACGAGTCCTCAAGGCGGTCAATGTGCGGCTTGAGTACGAAGCGCACGAATCCGGTCGCCTGGGCCTCGATGCCAGTTCCCCAGGAGGTGTTTTTCTCCTCGAGGCCGACCATGTGGGCCGGCACACCATAGAACCTGGCAATGTCCTCAACCTGGAACTTCCGCGTTTCAAGGAACTGGGCATTTTCCGGGGTAACCGAAATGCTTTGCCAGGTTGCCCCGCCCGTGAGAATGCCGGGACGGTGGGCGTTGTCGGTACCGGAGTGCTTAGCTTCCCAGTTCTCCCGGATGAGGTCGATGTTTTCCTTGGTTTTTGGTCTTTCGCTAGGGGGGAGTAGGATGACGCCAGACATGGTCTGACCCCGGCCAAAGAACCTGGCTCCGAACTTCTCTGCGGCAATGGTCACCCCGAGGCCCTGTCTTGCTAGGTCTAGGGGGCTTAGGCCCCGAAGTCCGCCCGCAGAGTTCAGCCTGATGTGGAGTACGTCACCCGTGGGGTTGGCGGGGGAGTATCGGGTCAGCTCTGTGCTGCCACCCCACACATAGATGACCGCCCCGTTCTTTCGTCGGATATCAATGCTTCGGGGGTTGAGCGTCCAGAGCTCCATTGGGAATCCCAGCGCGTCTCTGGCTGTGATGAGCACGAATGCGTTACCGTCCATGAGCAGCGATTCGACTACCCGCTCCATGAATTCAAACGGTGTGGATTCCGGGTTGGGCGTGTCTATCCAGGCGGGCGTTCGGTCAACAGGCTCGCGAATGGAGCCGCGCTTACGCACGATGTCAATCGGGAGGCCGGCAAGCGTACCGGAGATCAATTGGATGCAGCGATAGACCACCGATAGGCGAAGTGCCGTTTCCTGAGAGACCATGACCCCGGCGAAGACCGGGTCACCGATATCCTCTCCGGTCCCCCATAGCTTCATCTTGTCGATGTTGTGTTTCTCGAGGTGCAGGCCTTCACGGAGGTTGAACTTGAGTCTCATAGCGCGATGAACTCCGGGTCGTCGGCAGGAACTTGGGTGGCCTGGTGGACCGCCACAGCCACTGCGATCAATGCGGCGGTCGAGCCAGTGGGTACTAGGTACCAGCCCTGGACGGTTTCCTTGGTGCGACCAAGCATCACCTGGGAGCGGAGCTCAGGCGAGCCATCGTGGCGCAACAGGCCGGCTGACACCAGTCGCCACATGGTTGCCGTAGCCTGGGCCAGGCGCATCGGACGTTGCGGAATCTCTTCCATTGGCAATCCTCGTTCTGTCAGGAGCTCGGCGGAACGCATAAATTGCTCGGGGTCGTAGGCAATCTCTCGAACGACGTAGCGGTTACAAAGATCGTGGAGGGCTCGCTCAAGCACCTCGAGGGGGACGCGGCCACCGGCCGGAGCCGGGAAAATCTCGGCACGGACAGCTACGGCTCCACCCTCTCGGGGAGCGGCTATGCCAATACCGCAGCCAGCGCCAGCCCGAACAGCGAGGGTAACTTCCTCGCCATCTTCAACCCCACCGATGTCCACGGCCAGGCGGTCCCAGGCCGCCGGCTCAATCCAGGGTTCGTCGCCCTCTGTCCAGATGCCACAGGCGTAGCGCATCCACTGGCCCGGGGTCATCGTCGGGGAGTTGTATCGCTCTTTCAGCCATTCTTTGGTCACCCAAGACGCCGGGTTGGCCTTCCAAACCAGAGGAATGCTTGAGGTATCGTCGGTATCGAGCAAGCAATACTCAATCCACTCGAACGACCCATCGGCCGACAGCGCGTTGTTCCGCATACCGGCTCGACGGAAGGTCGGCAGGTCATGGGCGGCGGTTCGGAGCTGTCCAAGGGGTGAGTCCGCTTTGGCACCGGCGGTCGAAATGGTGATCATCTGACCATTCCGGGGTCCCAAGCCGTCTCGGAATACCCCATAGAGGTCAAAGTTCTTATGGCGGTGGAGCTCGTCCACCAGGGCTAGCGTGGGGATGACGCCGTCGCCAGGACCAACGTCGGCAGAGAGGACTCGAGCCCTCGAGCCAGACTTGAACTTGGAATGTAGGCGGATCTCGCGTAGCCCTGGTCGGGCAGCAAACGTTCCCTCAAGCTCCGCTCGGCGGATTAGTGAGAGGGCCTGGTTGAACAGGATCTCGGCCTGCTGCCTCGCTGCCGCCGCAATAACGCACATAGCCTCGGGCCAGACGAGCAGGTGATAGAGCATCAGGGAGGCCAGCAGCGTGGTCTTCCCGTTCTTCTTGGGCACCACGATGATGAGCTCCCGCCGGCCCTCAAAGTGCGGCTTCAGGTCGCGCTTTTGGAAGGATTCGACCTGAATGCCGAGAATGGCTGCGAACTTGGCGAACTCGGCGAGGGAATAGCCCGATCCTGGGGAAAAACTCCCGATCTGTGCTGAC